ACAACAATCCAGAGCTGCCACAGAGTCGTAAAGACTCTTGAGTCCGGTGAAACCCAACAGGACAAGAAGTAGACCCACCTTGATAAGTGAAGTGTAGAGCTTCCGAGACTTGAGCAATAAGTCAGCAGGGCGACCCGTAACAGGGGATCTGAGTAAATGCACCAGAGAGCACATCCTCTACCGCAGTTCATACAAGTGCTAATCGATACACATTAGTATCTTTAGATACTAGATAGGCACAGTGCATGGGGTGTGGTGTACATCAACAACACCTCATCAAGGGTGCAAATCCCCTGCTATCACTTGGATATTTATATCCAAATTGTTAATTTAATTCGGAGAATTATTATGTTTGGTTACACTATTGTAAACCGTAGGTTTAGCGATGCCGTTGAGTTCGCTGCTGTTAACGTAGTTAAGGGCACAGCCATTATCAGATTTAAAAAATCTGGTGATGAATACCTCTACAAAAATGTATCTAGACGCAGACTTTTAAGTCTGTTACTTGATAACAACAAAAGCTTAGGCTTTTGGATTCAGTACCTATCCAACAATGCAATTGTTGAGAATAGATATAGACCACAGACTGGTGCTATGACCTACCAAAGAGTAGGTAATAGCTATCACTCTTATGAGTTACCAGCTATACTAGCTGTTCAAAATGTGGCTGCCTAGTTATGACTAGAGTCCACATTACTCGCCGATCTTCAAACAGCAAGGTCGGCAAGATCCCAGTCACAACCAGCGAAGAGAGCAGTTGTCCAACAACTTGCCCGTTCTATGGCGGCGGCTGCTACGCAAAAACTGGTCCACAATCTTGGCACTGGCGCAAGGTCTCAGAAGGTAAGCGCGGCGGTTCATGGGATGATCTCGCAAAGTTTGTTAGTGAACTAAATGCGGGTCAACTATGGAGACATAACGTTAGTGGAGATTTATTTCATGACACTGCGCCAGATGGACAAGAGTTAATAAACTTAGCTTTATTAAAGCAGTTAGTTGATGCTAATAAATCCAGTGGTGCAAAAGGATATACATATACTCATCATAAACTTAATACTCACAACAAGGAAGCAATTAAGTATGCAAATAAAAATGGATTTACAGTCAATGCTTCATGCGAGTCACTCACTCAGGCAGATGATGCAATTAGAGAGGGACTACCGGCAGTATGCGTTGTTGATTCCAGCAAGGAAGTACCAACACACACGCCAGCCGGTCACAAAGTAACAGTTTGTCCAGCACAATTACATGAAAATGTACAGTGTGCTAACTGTAAACTATGCAGTTACAGCAAACGATCTCAAGTGGTTGCATTCTTAGCGCATGGTAACAACGAGCGCAAGGTTAACGAGTTATTAACTGCTTAATCTATACACATTAGTATAAAGTAAGGGTGTTAATTAATGCCCTTATTTTATATTTTCCACACTCATGGACGCACACTCATTTATTGCACACTCATCTTGTGCCTAGACGCACGCACGCACTTACTAAATCAAGGACGCAAGGACGTGTACACGTGTGTATATATGAAGGACGCAAGGACGTGGCAGTCAAGACCTAACAAGGTACCAGCGACTTAAGACCACACCTCGAACTCAAGGACGTTGCTGACTCCGAACAGCAAGGACGGTTCGATTCCGTCCAGTTCATTTGCCCACGCAAAGAGCGGGGTTTTACTGACAAATGGCTAAGGACTACGAAGGCAACGTAATAGTTTGGGTACTTATGTATCAAGAACCATACGATTGCGAATACCACTTAAGTGGTGTCTATCACGACTTTGAAGGAGCTGCTGCTCATGCTCAATTACTTAGTTCTCCTATATGTGGAGAGACTTACAAGATTGAAGCAAGACACATTAGTTCAACAAAAGAAGCAGTCCAAAGACTCAAGGACTCCAAGAAAAGATCTGCTGTAAATGCAGCAAACAAACTTAAGGAGGCAGCATGACTATTTACGAATTTTTTGATGAACTCGTAGAGGAAGCAGGGGATGTGCGTTACTCGAAAGAAGGAGTAGATGCAGTTAATGGCGTTCTTTCATTAATACAAAAGTCTTCACTAGCTGAAATTCAAGTATTGAAGGAGGAAGCATGACCATTTCAATAGGCGATTACGTCACAACAACCAATTCTTTATGTCCCATCTCAGGAGAAGTAATTGAAGATTATGGCAATACAGTTGTCATACTTGATGACTCTGCTGAAACTGATGACGACAAATTAGAGTTTCACAAATCTGATTTAGAGGAGGCAGCATGACTATTTTTGAATTTGCAGAAGAAATCTCTGAAATTATTGGAGGAGATAGAGCATACTACCGTTTCGAAAAGGAAGAACTAATTGAAATGTGTAAAGAAATGAGTGAATCTCATAGAAAAGTAGAAGAAGAAATAGCGGGGGCAGCATGAACAGATCAAAACTAATTGAATGGCTACTTGAAAACGATTGTCCATTCGACTTTCAAATAGATGAAAGCTCATCATATAGCAGAGATTTAAAAGAATGTCCTCTTCTATTTTCTGAAAAAGGAGCATACGAATGACCCAAGCAGAATTTATAGCTGAAGTATATGGAGTTGCATGGGCATCTAATCCTGATCTCGATGAAGCTTCATCTTTTCAAGATATTCTCAAGGAATTGCAGAGCATCAAGGATAAAGCCCTACGCATGGACATAATAGTCAGCTCATTTAGACCTGAGCCAGAATTACCAAAGTTTGACAACAGTCAAGAACGTTGGCAAAAGATGGCTCAAGATCGCATAGGAAACACATGATAAGTGCAAATACCCAATTACATACATAACTCTGGAAAACAACAAAAAAGAACATTAAAACCTCAAGCTTTACGCTCCGCAAGGAAGCGAGCAAAGCTCACGAGACTACGCCTGACAGTCAGTAAACCCCCTCAAAAGGACAGGTAATTTTTACACACTCATCAGGCTCGCCATGAACACGTATCAAGTAATTTATCGCTTAAAAAGCGATGACATTTATCGTAGTCACCATTTTATAAAGGCTGACTGTGACGAAGACGCAGCTTATGAAGCTCTGGACTTCGCAAAATCACATAAATATTCACTTTTAGACGTTAAGAGGATTCATTTCAAATGAAAAAGAAATACTTTCCCAATAATTGGCGAGCAATCAAGGACTCTCCTGATAAATACTTTCCATCAATGCCATATGAACAGTTTGAAGACTGGAAAATATATGGCTATCAAATACCCGCTTCTGTATTTGGTTTAGTAAGAACCAAGGACAAGGACGGAAAGGTTGAAGAGTTTTCATATAACACTCCATACCATTGTAAGAAACGTATATCCAAAAGCATTAAGGAAAATAAAGAAATTTACCTATGCACTATGGAAGGAATGTACCACCTAATGCCTGATGAATTATTACCTATCGATTTTAACAATGAACAGTAAAACATTTGCTAGAAGACTACATACATTAAGTAGCGAGTTATACAATCACGCCCACAAGGACGAACTGCTTAACATTATGTCACAACAATTAGAGGACGATACCTCTGTCTGTGACTCAGTAATTATACCCAATCCAAAACTGGTATAACGTTGAGCGGTTATAAGTACAAATACCTGTTAATCTATTCTTAACAAATTTCACTTTAATGGAACTTTTCTCAAAAGGCAATTTCTATTTAGGCATGGATAACGAAAAGTTCTGCGACTTTGATATACATGTTGGTAGAATTGTGTTACAGTACACTTGTCCAGCCGGACAACAACCACCACCCAAGGACGATGGAACGCGGAACCGACCCATGGAAGGATCAGCTGACTGACAGCCAAATAGAAAAACTCTTCAAATGTATGAAGACGTTTATGATATTTGATCCTGAAATGCCTTTGCAATTACAACTCACTTTCTTATACATCGCATCACATGACGGGTGTCATAAGCAAGCGATGGAAGCTGCATTGGGATATTCCAACGCTGCTGGTAGTAGGAATACCGACTACTTGGCAGAAATACATCGTTACAAAAACAAACCGGGGCTGAAACTGATTAGCAAGGAACGAGATCCTTCTAATCTGAGAAGGTATCAACTCGTCCTTACTAAATCTGGTAAGCAACTGGTAGATACTCTCAAGGAACAACTCTATGACTAAATCTCTTACTTGGGGCGATTGCTTAGACTATACGCTCCGTAATTTAGAGACGTGGAGAAATGGAGGAGGACGCGAATCCGCAATCCTATATTCTGGATACTTTACTAGGTACCAAGGTCGTTCATTTCCAGCTCATCGAATCTCAAAAGGTTTAATGACTGATATATGTACTTCACTTGAATTAGAAGGTAAAAAGAATGCCACAATAAATAGGTTTATATCATCAGTCTCTATGGTACTTAAGTACTGTAAAGAAAATGAAGTTATAAGCTTTGAGTTACCAACTCCTTTCAAACGTAGAAAGGAACGTGACAAAACTATTCGCAAGTACTACACAAAACAACAAGTCAAGGACATGTTACGCATATCTAAAGACGTTATGTGTAGGGAGGATTTACATGATCTGATACTCGCAGCATCTTTAACAGGTATGCGACTTGATGAATTATTAAAACTTCCAGCTTGGCGTGTTGATTTTAACTTAGGTGTAATCAATGTTGAATACACTAAGAGTGATGAACCAAGGTCTATACCTATTCACCCACTACTACTCAACACACTCATCAAGCGATGCGAAGGTAAACCTAACAAAGGTTTCCCGGGAGTCAAAGTGTTTGGTAATGATTGGACAAATGCTGACCAAGTACGGTGGGCATTTAAAACATTAATCCATAAACACATGGACTTCCCAGAAAATGGAACTTATGTATTTCATTGCATTCGCCATAGTTTTGCTACATGGCATCTTGCTAAAGGGACACCCCCTATTGATCTAATGAGTATATTAGGTCACGCCAATCTTCAGACGACTCTCGAATATGCGAAGCCGACTGATGAAGGTAAAAAGAAATCAATGGACAGCTTAGAATTTTAATAGTTCCGCTGAATCCGTGACTTCTACAATATTTCCATTTACTAGGATTTTAATGATATGTTAAGCACGTCTGTTATACTAATTTCGCTGAAAAGCCTTGGGAGTGTGGCGGAATTGGTAGACGCGCCGGACTTAAAAACCGCATAACTTAAAATTCAGAATGGTATCGGATCTTGGCAGAAATGCTGAGATCCTTTTATTTGCAAGGGCGTGTAATCTATACACCTTCGCATAAATCCGTACAAAATATCCATAGAACAAAATACATGCCTTTACGTGTTGAAATTGAGCAACAGGAGACATTAGAACGTAATCAAATCAGGGGCGGATTAGAAAAATTAAGGAAGGACACCCTTCACTTAGAGAAAAAAGAATACGCATCCGCTACTGTTTATGGTTCCTCTTCTGTAGCTCATTTGCTACCTACATTAGTTGAATTACTTAATAAGAAAAAAGACCAAAGAAAATTAATGCGACATAAAGATACTGGTCATCAACTACCACTTATCCCGTATTTATTTTCTCTTGACACTGAAGCACAAGCTGTAATTGCAGCAAAGCTGACATTTGATAAAGTATTTTCTCCTAGAAAAAGAAATCAATCTTATACACATGTTTGTGAATCAATTGGTAAAGCAGTAGAAGCTGAATGCCAAATGCAATATTACGAACAGCTATGTCCGGCATTATTTAAAACATTAAAAGATAATTATTGGCATCAAGCAAAAGGTACGCAATATAAACAAGATCAAATGCAAACCATTATGAATAAAAGGGATATACAACCTTGGATTCATTGGAGTACTTATTGGTCTGCTCAACTGGGAATGTTTTTATATAGGTGTTTAGCTAAAGCATCTAAATGGTTTACTGAAGTTGATTATTATTATCGTGGTAACACAGATAAATTTGTAATAACAACAGATAAATTTAATGACCATAAAGATGAGATAGTTAGAATTACTGAATTATTTAGTCCAATATCAAAACCAATGTTAATTGAGCCAAGAGATTGGTCGAATTTACATGATGGTGGATATTATTTAAACCAGTTAAGTAACTGCCATGAAATGGTCAGAAGAGGGGGTGTGTTATCTATACAGGGGGAAACTACCTACAAGTTCTTAAACCAAATACAAAAGGTTAAATATAGACTTAGTGACTTCATAGTTGGAGTAGCTAAGGAGTTAGAAGAAAAAGAAATTGAAGTAGGAAAGTTTCGTCCAGTTATTAATCATCCAATACCTCCTAAACCAGTTGACATTGATACCAACAAAGAAGCTAGGAAAGTATGGAGAAAGCAAGCAGCAATAGTCCATAACAAAAACGCTAACGAATGGAGAATATCTTGTAGAACTAGGATGACAATGAATTGTGTCAGAGAGTTTGAAGGTAAGGATTACTACATACCATGGTCGTTTGATTATCGCGGACGAGCTTACCCTATACCTAGTTTCTTAACTCCACAAGACACTGACTTTGGTAAAAGTTTACTGAGGTTTAGTGAGGAGTCAGAGATAACTGAAGACGGTAAGAAGTGGTTAGCTTTTCAAGTAGCTACTACTTATGGTCTAGATAAAGCAACCATGGATGAACGGTTAGCTTGGGTGTCTATTGAAGAAAATAGACAAACAATAATAAGAGTCGCTCGAGATCCAATTAATAACATAGGAGATTGGGAAAATGCTGACGAACCTTTCCAGTTTTTAGCTGCGTGTAAAGAATACTATGACGTAGTAATAGCTGGTAAGAAAACTACTGGTTTACCAGTGGCAACTGATGCTACATGCTCAGGTCTACAGATCTTGGCGGGTCTAGCAAGGGATAAGTCCACAGCAGCTATGGTAAATGTTATACCTAGCGATAAACCTCAAGATGCTTATCAAGTAATAGCTGATAAAAGTTTCAAAGATATACCTGAAAGACTTCAACCGTATTGGGATAGGAAAAAAACTAAGCGTTGCGTAATGACCATACCCTATAACGCCAAGCCTTTTAGCAATAGACAATATATTAGAGATGCATTTAAAGATATAGATATTGAGGTAGAAAAAGAAGAACTAACTCAAATAGTTCAAGCGGTTAGGAATGCAATGGAAATTGTTGTCCCGGGACCGATGAAGGTCATGCGATGGATAGAGCAAGAAGTTAGTAAAGCAATTAGAGGTGGTAAAGATGTCTTAGTTTGGGTGACACCATCTGGGTTTAGAGTTAGTCAAAAGTTGATGAAGCAAAACTATACCAGAGTAACTATGCAGTTATTTGGTTCGACAAACATAAGGGTAGGTACAGGAGATTCTAATAAGGTTGATCTTGCACACCACAAAAATGCAACTGCTCCAAATCTGATACACAGCATGGATGCCAGTTTACTTCACTTATCTGCTACAAGATTTAATGCACCTATCAGTCTTATACACGATAGTGTTTTATGTCGAGCGACAGATATGACTTACCTCTCCACCTTAGTACGCAGCACCTATATGCAGCTGTTTGCAAAGCATGATTTTTTAGAAACATTTGCACAAGCAATTGGATCAGATACAAAACCACCGATTATTGGAGACTTAGAACCGTCCGAGGTAATTGAATCCACTTATTTTTTCTGTTAATGAAAAACATACATGTAACAAAAGATCCTGTAACCCTAGAAGGTTATCAGGCGATATTAAAACCAAGTAAGTTTGGTTACTCACTAAAGGCAGTAGTTGGAAGTGAAGTAGTTGAAGCACTTGAGACTGAAAGAAATGATTGTCTTAAATGGGCAGAATCAAAATTAAAGAATCCTAAGCGTTCAACTCTACGACCTGAGCCTTGGGAAGAAGTAGCTGATGGTAAATTTATAATTAAATTTTCATGGGCTGAAGATAAAAGACCTCCTGTTGTTGATACAGAAGGAACACCAATAACAAATATAGATACACCTGTGTATGAAGGGTCTAAAGTTAAGCTTGGGTTTCATCAAAAGCCTTATATACTGCGTGATGGCGTTACCTATGGCACTAGCCTTAAGCTATCAGGTGTACAAATCGTCAGTATTCAATCCGGTGCTGGAGTAGATACAGGAGATTTGGATGAAGATGGTGTAGCAGATTTGTTTGGTAAAACAGCTGGTTTTAAAGCTGATGACCCAAACGTTACTCCTGATACAACTCCAGCTTCAGTAGAAGATGATGATTTCTAATGTTCAAATCAGGATTAGAGGAAAAAGTCTCTGATCTTTTATGTGAGTTAGGTGTTGATTATGAATATGAAAGCGTAAGTTTTTCTTATACTATTCAACACTTATACACACCTGATTTTATTCTGCCCAACGGAGTTGTGCTAGAAACAAAGGGATATTGGCGACCAGAAGATAGAAGGAAAGTTCGACAAGTAATTGAAGAGAATCCAGATATAGATCTACGAATGGTCTTTCAAGACCCCTATAAAAAAATTAGCAAAAAATCAAAGACTACCTACGCACAATGGTGCAAGAGGTATGGAATTAAATGGTGTGCTTTTCACGCCATACCAATTGATTGGTTGACATGACCGAAAGCGAATTTATACGACACGAACCATGCAGTAACTGTGGATCATCCGATGCCAATGGCATATACACGGATGGTCACACCTACTGTTTCAGTTGCCAACACTATACAGAAGGCAACGACATAACACACACTCATCACATGCAGACAAATGTTAACTTCAAAGGTTCAGCCCAAAGGCTGCAAAAACGAGGTCTCAGCGAAAAAACATGCGAAAAGTTTAAAATCTACAGAGACGAAACACACTTACGCTTCCCTTATTTCGATGGCTCTGGACGTTTACAAGGATTCAAATTAAAAAGTAAATCTAAGGACTTCAAGTATGAAGGCAAAACTACAGACACTCTTTTTGGTCAGCATCTTTTTCCTAATAGCGGTAAACGAATTGTTATCACGGAAGGAGAGTTAGATGCTGCAAGTTGCTATGAAGCGATGGAAAACTGGCCGATGGTATCACTACCACATGGGGCAGCGGGAGCCAAAAAAGACATTCAAAAACAAATACCTTTTTTACAAGGCTATAAGGAAATCATCTTATTCTTTGATAAAGATGAAGCGGGACAAAGAGCGACAGAACAAGTGGCAGCTGTCTTACCGCAAGGGACAGTTAAAATTGCTCATTTGGCTGATCCTTACAAGGATGCCAGCGATGCTTTACAGGCAAATGATGCAGATGCTATACGCCGTGCTATCTGGGATGCAAAAGATTATCAACCTGATGGCATTGTTAGTGCGAAAACTTTATTAGAGACAGTCACAACACCTAGTCCTCCATGTGACCATAAATATAAATGGGACGGACTACAAGAAAAAACTCATGGCATACGCTATGGAGAACTTACAACAATAACTGCGGGAACTGGTCAAGGAAAATCTACTTTCTGTAGACAATTAGCTACTCAACTATTAGAAGAGGATGTCAAAGTTGGCTACATCGCATTAGAGGAATCTAACAGGCGGACAGCATTAGGACTTATGTCAGTTGCTGTAGGAAAAGCATTACACCTTGGCGAACACGAATACACCACTTTAAAAGATGCTTATGATTCCACTATCAATGGTTGGAACCTTTATTTATACGACCATTTTGGCAGTTTATCTGCGGATACTATCTACAGTCGAATTGAATATATGGCACTCGGGCTGGATATAAAAGTTATATTCTTGGACCATTTGTCAATATTATTGTCCGGTTTAGATGGAGATGAGAGACGTATGATAGATCAAACTATGACTAACCTGAGAAGTTTAGTTGAAAGAACTGGTATAACATTATTTCTTGTATCACATTTAAGAAGAACACAGACTGATAAAGATCATACTGAAGGCGCAAGAGTTTCTCTTGGTCAGCTACGTGGCAGTCAAGCCATAAGCCAATTATCTGATACCGTGTTAGCTCTTGAAAGAGATCAACAATCGGAAGATGATGTCTCGACTTTAAGAGTTTTAAAAAACAGGTACAGCGGTGAAACTGGGATTGCTGCAAATTTGAAATACGATAAAGACACCTGTAAATTTAATGAAATTAAGGACCCAATTTTCAATACCAACACAGATTTCTGATGTTGAATTAAAAAAACCAAACCCACCCTCTAAACAAGCAAAAAAGAAAGCAAAGTTTAAGGATAAAACCTATGCCGGAAAGCCAAATGCTCGTCTTTGATTGCGAAACTAACGGATTATTACATGACGTTTCTGAGATACATTGCATCGCCATATATGACAATACGAAAGAGAAAACCTTCGTATTTAATAATCAAGGTAGTGCATGCGGACCAATCACGGAGGCTTTACATTGGCTCAGTTCGGCTGATGTTATTGTCGGTCATAACATTATTAACTACGATTTACCTGTTCTTCGGAAAATTTATTCTTGGTTTAAGTCTAGTGCTGATGTTATTGATACTCTTATCTTATCTCGCTTATATCATCCAAACATGATGGAGATAGACAAGAAAAGAAATATAGAACGAATGCCTTTACAACTATATGGAAGACATAGCTTAGAAAGTTATGGCTACAGATTAGGAGAATATAAAGGAGAATTTGGAAAAACAAGTGACTGGCAAGACTGGTCACAAGAAATGCAAGATTATTGTGTACAAGACGTACACGTTACCACCAAACTATGCGAACACTTTCGACCCTATCTGACTCGTGTCGGTTAGAGCACCGAGTCGCTGAAATATTAACTGAACAAGAAATACATGGATGGACATTTGATGAACAAAAAGGTTTCCAACTTGAGTCACATCTCAGAAGAGAGATGGAAGAACTTACTGAATTACTTCGGAAAAAATGGACTCTCATTGGAGGAGCGTTGTTCACTCCTAAACGAGATAACTCTACACAAGGATACAGAGCCGGAGCAGAGTTTCAAAGATTAAAAGAATTTAACCCAACTTCACGAGATCACATAGCATGGATTCTTACAAATCGTTTGAATGTCAAATTGAGCAAGATCACTACGACTGGGAAACCAATTATAGACGAGATTACATTGATGGAGATAGATATACCCTTCTCCAAACTATGTGCGAAATGTTTGACGATAAAGAAAAAGCTTGGAATGATATCCGAAGGCGTGAACGCATGGAACAGGCTTGTTACAACTGAAGGAAAAATACATCACCATTGTTCAGTTTCTACGAACACATTTAGATGTGCTCATCGTAAACCAAACTTGGCACAAGTCCCATCGGATAAAGAATTTAGAGAACTATTTACTGCTAGTCCCGGACAAGTAATGGTAGGTGCCGATTTAAGTGGCATCGAACTACGAATGCTTGCCCATTATTTAGGACGGTATGACGGAGGTCGATATGCCGACATATTACTCAATGATGATATACATCAAGTTAACGCTGACAAAATAGGAATCACACGCCGCCAAGTAAAAAGTGTAACTTATTGCTTTCTTTATGGTGGCGGAAACGAAAAAATAGGTATGACATATGATAACTCTTTACAACCCAAGGAAGCTAAAAAAAAGGGATCCGAGATCCGAAAAGCTTTCGTATCTGCAATCGAAGGATTGTCTGACTTACTTGGA